GCCCTGCCGAAATTCGCAACGGCATTACCGATGTTCTCCGGGTTCAACGCGCTCGACTGGTAATCGACATTTTTCTGGATCATCGCGGGCACGGCGGCTGCGGGCACATTGTCGCCGATGGTCATCTGCTGTTCTTTGTCACCGATTCGAACGGTGACGGTGCCGGTGGTTTTCGCATTGGGCCGGAACGGGTTCTTCACGAATCCGCGCGCGCCCTGGATGTAGTCCGCTGTCTGGTAGCCTGCGGGCGGTTTCAGTTTCGGCCCACCGATGCCGGTATCGATATCCACGGCTGCACCGCCGCCAGCATCTTGTTGCCGAAGCCGCCGCACGCGAGCCAGGGCAATGGCCTGCTGCTGCTCGATTGTCAGTTCTTCGGCCATAGCGCCCTCTCCGCGTCAGTCATTGCGTTCCAGTCTTCCTGGGCGACTCCCTTGGGGGCCGTCGTCTTTCCGGTAGCACCCGGCGTCGGCGCGGCCTTCGCTGGTCCTGTTGGATTCTCCTGGCCGGTCACCGCCTCGGTGGCCTTCATTTCGCCCGCCATGATCTTTTGGATGCGCGCAATTTTCCGATCCTTCAAGGTCTTGCTGTCCCCGGCCTTCGGCAACGCCGCCCTGGCGCTATCCACATCCTGTTGGGTCAGTACCCCGCTGTGTCCGAGCGCCCGCGCCCATAGCGGTGTGAACGCTTCCACGAGGGAGTCGTACTCGGCCACATCATCGTCCAGGTTGAGTTTCGCAGCCTGCTCGCGCTCGGACCCTTTCGCCTTCGCCCAAACTCCATTGCTGGTGTTGATCTTGTCGGCGAGTTCGGAAACGCTATCGAGGAACACCTGGGCTTTGGCGAATCCGCCGAACTGTCCCGCTTTGAAAATGTCCTCACTCAAATCCAGGCGCTGCTGGGAAACACCGAGACGTTTTTCCGCGACAGCGGTGTTGCGCCGCGCATTGTCGAGTCGATCCTTCGCGAGTTGATATTGCGGGTTGTTCGGATCGGATTGGAACTTGCGCCATGCAATGGTGGCGTCGGCCAGTTCCTGCTGCTTGTCGCGATAGTCGGTCAGCGCCTCTTTGTCGTTGAGATCGGCCAGTTCCTTTGGCGTGAGATCGGCGCGGTCCACCTTGACGATTTTCCCATCGGCGTCTCGTTGGAGTCCGGCCTTGCGGAGTGTGGCTTCGTCCGAGCCGAGCTTCTGGGCTTCCTGTGCGCGATCTTTCCGTTCGGTTTCCGCATCTCGAATCCTCGACTGTGCCAGTGTGTCTTGCTGGTTCTGCAACACACCGGCCTGGTAGTCGCCCTGGTTTTGGTTCTGGATTGCCTCGATGATGGCTTTTTGCCTTGCCAGTTTCTGCGCGGCCTGCCGTTCCCCGAATGCCTGCTGCTGGTCTTGCAGGTTTTTCGGCATCTGCAAAATCGCGCCCATGCCCGCCTCGGTGCGTAGCGTGCGACCGCGAGGATTGGCGCTGGCTGCGGACAGTCCACTTCCCAGGTCGAATGTGAAGTTCGTGAGCATTCGCCGAAACCCTTCCATGCGCTGGTCGGGCGTGCGTGGATTGTTCGGGTCCGGGGAGACAATGAAATCCTCGGGCGGCAGCGGCACCGGGTCCGGTGGTGGACCGTTGGCACCGAAGTCCAACGACGCAATGGGTGAAATCGCCGGAGACTGGATGCCCGCGCGCTGCTGCCCGAGTTGCTGTATGAGTGTATCGAGTTGGTCCATCTATGCCGCCAGTTGGTCCAGGTATCCCTGCCCGCCTGGACCGTAGTATTTCTGGAACGTCGCCCATGCCTGGGAGGCGACCTTCGCCTGGTCGCTGTTGGTGCCCTTCTCGCGATAGAATGTGTCCAGTTTCTGGAGGTATCCATCGATGGCGTCCTTCGCGCTGGATTGCATCTGCTGGGCCACCTCGGGAGTGTACTGGCCCGACGCCTTCAGCTGCTGCACCTGGTTGACGGCATCCTGCATGTGATTGTCGAACGGTGCCTGGAAACCCTTCGTCCAGGTATTGGCTTCCCAATGCGCCTGCGATTTCGTCCAGGCCACTGCACCGAGGATCGCCGCACCGGCAATCGCCGTGATCGGGTTGGTCAGAAGCGGAACCGCCGCCGAGGCTAGAGAACTCAGGCCGGAACCGACCGCACCCGCCGCAGAGGCGATTCCAGAACCCACCGCGCTTGCTGCGGTGCCGAGTCCAGCGCCGACCGTGCCGAGCGCATCGCCCAGGAATCCACCGGCACTGCCCGCCGCATCGGCCACGGCACCACCTGCCGCTGGAAGTTGCTTGAATGCGTCGGCCAGCCCTGCTTCGCCAAGACCGGCCACCTTGCCCAGCGCGGAGGAGTTGTCGTTCGCGCCCCAATCGACTTTACTCAGCGCCTCGGCATCGGTGCCGTGCGTGCTGTTACCACCACCGAAAATTCCGCCGAGCAAATCGCCGAGTACGCCGAACTTGCCGCTGCCATTGGTGCCGCCACCGGAGATCAATCCGCCCAGGCCACCGCCAGAAGAACTGGGATTCAACAGGCCGGATATTCCCGCAGTGCCCAGCAGCTTCAGCCAGCTGGGGCCTTCGAGTTCCGCCGCCTTGTCCGCGATGCCCGCAGCACCGAGAATGGCGTTGTTGCCGGAGTTGTAGAGTGTGTTTGCGTTGCCGAAAACATTGCCAGCGGCCTGCATCGCCAGTTGCTGGTTCTGGTAGAGCGATTTTTCCTTCGCGGCTTCGTCGGCCATGATCGTGTCGGTTTGCGCTTTCGTTTTCGCGGCCTCCATTGCGGAATACAGCGGCTGGTACGCGCGCGAGATATCGCCGCCAGAGCCTGGCAGTTCGCCACCACCGGCAGCGCCGCGACGGAGCAATTGCGAATTGATCGATTGCGCCGCAGATTGGTATTGGTCGTTGATGCCGGATGTACCCTGCGTGCGCAGCGCCGATAGCGCCTCGGGCGACAGGCCCGTTGCCGTGTTTTGATTGTCGAGGAATTTCTGGTAGGAATCCGCAGCACCACCAAACATGCCGCTGAGATCGGCCAGGCCGGGGTCGAGCATTCCGGCGCGGCTTCCGAGTTGTCCTTGCAGGGCCTGTAGATCGTCTTGTGCGGACATAGCTACCTCGCGAATCGACGACGGTAGCTACGTCGGATCTGTGCTTCGGTTTATAACACGAATCGAGCCAAAACTATTCGACTGTTGCTGGCGGCGGTGCCTCCGGTATCGGCTCAAAGCATCGCGTCTCGATGTTGAACCGATGCGTCTTGGGATCAATCCCGGCTGCGGTCGCGGTGCGATTGAGAAACTCCATCACCAGCGCATCGGCCTTGCGGAATGCGCCATGCACGAGCAAAAACAATTCGTAATCGTAATCGGACATTTTCAAATCCACGGAACCTCCAAAACTACTGCACGATATAGGAAAATGAGATTGCGGCGTTGTCGCCCCCCGTACCCATGTACGAATAGCACTGCGCTCTGTCACTGGCGGGATGCGCGTACACGCCGCCAGCAAAGTTGGCGCTGGCACCGCCGAACGCCATCACTCCAGCCAGATCGCCAAGACTGACGAGATTGCTGGCAATCGGGAGCGTCACATACATCGAAAATGGCACTCCGGGAGTGATGGGAGCGACAGTGGCATTCCCAGCGACGTGAACGACATTCCCAATCCGCATCCATGTGAACGGGGCATTTGCGACCGCGCTGGCGGCGTTGCCAGCATCGGCAAATCCCGGCGTGTAGGTGCCAGACGACGCGGCGGAAGCACCGCCAGTGATTGTCCCGCTGACATTCAGATTCCCGGTGATGTTCACACCGCGATTGAAAAATATCGCACCGAAAGCCTTGCGGACGACTCCCATCACCGGATCAATTTGCGCCCCCGCGTCGGTGTAGGCAAACAACTGGAAGTCGGAGCCGTTGTCGCCTCCCGATTCCGGCGTGCTATTTCCGAGTACCATTGCCCAACGAGGCACGCCCGAACTGAGGCCGTAGACGAGCCGATTCCTTCCTGGGACACCGGACATGTAGAGGATGGGGTCCGCACCAGCGGCAGCGGCAACAACGACTGGACGGGTGACGGTGATCGTCCCACCGGCAGGACGGGCGATCAAGATCGGGTTGTCGATAAATCCCCCGCCATCACCGTAGGCATACAGCCCAAAGGCAGATCCCACGTTGCCGCCCGATTCTGGCGATGATTCTGCTGTCATCTGCCAACGAATGACACCAGCCGTCTCGAAGTAAATCGCACGGTTTGTACCGACAGGGCCAGTGATGTGCAGATTGACACTGCCGCCGATGTTGTTCACGGTGAGCGGTCCATTCACTATCGTTGTGGCCGACATGGTGATGGTGGGTCCAGGCGCGACCGACAGGGCGGTGGCCAGCGAGTTCAGCGTTTCATTGCTGCCAAACGAACCGCACACCTGAATGTTGACGCTGCCGCCGACGCCAGATCCGGTGCTTCTGCCACCTGCGAGATTGAGGTTTCCACCCGCACGATTCAGATTCGTATTCGCGCCACCCGTCGCGCCACCACCGGCCTCCTCGCCGTGGATGGTGTAGGAACCCATCACGGTTCCGCCAGCCAGAAACACTCGCGGACCCTGGCCGAAGAACACATCCAATATCGGCCCCTGCTGGAACAATCCCGGCGCACCGGCAACGAAACTATTCGGCGCAGCCGGGATGGCACCCTTGCCCAACAGGACGCAATTGTTCTGCGCGGTCTGGATACCGTTGCCGATGGCGATCACATTGAAGCCGGAGACGGAATTGAGATATCCGATGACGACATCCTGCGATCCGCTGGCCACGCTGGAGGTTCCGATGCAAATCGATTGCGCCCCGGACGCCTGCACTTTGTTGCCAAAACTGATGGAACTGTCCCCGCTCGATACGGCCCCGTTGCCCATCGCGATTCCGTTTGCACCGGAGACGCTGGACAGCGATCCGATGGCAATCCCGTTCAATCCAGTCGGAGTCACAACAGCGCAGCGCCCGATGGCAATTCCACGGTAGGCCAGCGATTGCGCCTGGTCGCCCAGGGCTGTCCCGGAAAATATCTTCGCCAGCGCATGGTATCCGACAGCGGTGCAGCCGTTGGCCAGCGCACCGGCAGATGTGCCCAGCGATACACCGCCTGGAAATGGGGCCACCGCGCCCTGGCCAAGACTGGTGGCCAGACCCTGCGCCTGCGGATTTCGCGCCACACCATTGGCGTCGTAGATGTAGTTGTTGGTGGAGCCGATGGTGGTGCCGGGGATGTTTTGATTGACCAGCACGCTGCTGGCATTGCTCTTTTCGAATCCGATATCGGGCGCGAAAATGTCCATCAGTTCACCTTCCGCGAGATCACATCGAGCACGTAGAGGATGAACTTCGAATTCACCGCTGCCCATTTCAGACTGACCGACACACGCTGTGCCGATGGCGTGTTGGCCCAATACCATTTCTCCACCAGGTTCACACCGTTGGTGCGGTTGGCCGGTTCGGTTTCGTTGGCGAAAATGCTGGTATAGATGCCGGTCGTGAAATCTTCATCGGTGAGCATCCCCACATCCGACAGCGCGACATTGTTACGTTCGACGCCAACGTATTCGAGCACGCCCACCGAGGTCGGGTTGTCGCGGTTCACCTGGACCAGATTCAATCGCGACTCCGGCGCATACGGGACCCCGGCATCGGCAAACGTCGTGTGATCCACCACGCGGACTTCGATATTGGTTCCATTGAAGACACCGGCCAGCAGCTTGAACACACCCGCAGCAGTCTGCACCGAGCCGATACCGCTGATGATCTGCGTCCAGGCCGGGTTCCATTGGTTCAACGACAAGTCGTAGACCCAAACGCGGTTGGTCTGTCCATCGGCAAACATGAGCCACTTGTATTTGCCGACCGCATACACGGCCATGCGCGCCGAAGGATGCGGGACGTTTTCAATATCGGGGCGAATCGCCAGGGACAGATCGTCTTTCGCGATGGCGTTTCCATCCGTGATCTGGATGGTGTCGGACATATCAAACCATGCCACCTTGTCATCGAATTCCGCAATGGTGGCGCGGTTGCGGACACCCATGTTGTGCGACAGCTGCGAGTAGGCAAACGTGTTGAGCGAGTCCCCGCCAATGCGATAGATGCCGCGTGTGGTGAACACCAGCAGGAATTCCGGCGTCTTGGCAATGCCGAACACCTGCGATCCGAAGGCACGCGAGTTGGTGCGCGGTTGGCCGAAGCACTCCTCCGCGACCGACGTGGTGTTTTCCTCGTAGGTGGAGAAGTACACTGTATCGCCCTTGAATCCCCAGATGCGCCCGGCAAAGAACCGAAAGCCCAGCATCGGAATCGGTGGATCGTTCACACCAGGGAATGGCGCGGGGAATGCCTGCTGCAATGCGGAATCTGCCGCGTTGTCGATGATCGACCAGGTGCCGGAGCCGGGGTTCGCGATTGGAGAATTCGGCAATTCCAGATACACCGATCCACCGTCTTCGGTGCGGTAGATGTGGATCTGATTGCACTGCGTGTCGGCGCAGAACGGACCACTCACCGTCCATTGCCGCAGCGTGACACCTGGCGTGGTCACCAGCGAAGGATCGGACACGTCGGACAGGTATCCGGTTCCGCTCACGCCATAGGTATAGATATATCGGTGGCCGATACTATTGGGGACATTCCCGGCAGCGGTATTGACCAGCGTGGCCACCGATGCGGGTTGCGGATTGATACCCCAGTTGGTGACGGTGGTGCCGTCGTACTTCCGCATGAGGTTGCCGTTGCCGAAGAAAATGAAATTGTTGGCTTCGACATAGTCGAACGCCTCCGACGTGGTGGCGTCGGTCAAGAGTAGCTGGAAGGTCGCATCGGTTCCGATTTTCTGTTTGTAGACTTTCGACGTGTTCGCGCCGACATCGGTGACCGACATCATCACATAGAACGATCCATCCCACCGCTGCCAGGAGAAGAACCGCACCGCGTTCGAACTACCATAGCTGACGCCGCCTTCGTAGAGCGCAAATCCCGGTCGGCGTTCCGTCCATCCGCGAATCGACGCGAGGGTGTCATGCGATCCCGGAACCCAGTGCGGACGCGCTTCCACAATCGAGGCGTTGGAAATATAGGGCAGCGCCGTGTTTTCGATGCGGGCGTGATTGAACTTGTCGTTCTCGGATGGCATCGGTTATGGCCCATAGATTCCGGCACCAATCCATGTGCCCGGCCCGCCGATGCCGATAGGTTCGGACGGGTGCAAGGTATCGCCGCCGCCGTAGTCTTCGGCCTCGCGCATCGAAATCAATTCGTCGTAGAAGATCCCCATCTGGCCGGTGTAGACCATCGATCCGGTTTTGGTGGCCTGCGCGGTACCGGCGCGACCGTCCTTCGCCAGCAGATAGAACTGCCAAAGCAGGCCCGCGCAAAACACCATAAAATACTGGTCGGGGAACACCATCGTCGCGGTGACCGCTGTAATTTTCACCGGCTGGAACTGGTACTGCGGCACCAGCGCGACGACATTCCCCGCAGGAACCGCAGCGGCCTGGTTCAATCGCAGGATCGGCCCGCCCGTGGTGCCGTCATAGGCGACCTGGGACAGACCGGAGCGAAACCCGGCCTTCGTGAGATCCTGCGCGAGATTGCGAACAACGGTGAGTTCTTCGTAGGCATTGGGCGTGGTGCTGGTTCGCACCAACGTGGCCTTCAACAGCCGCATGTAGTCGGCGACCGTCGCGAACGAATAGTCCTGCTGTCCGTCGATGAGTGGAATGGCCGGTGCGTTCTTTCGCGCCCACTGCCACGGGTACGCATTCCAGATGATGGCGTTCACCATGTCGGCGGCGGCAAGCTGGATCGCGGCCACGGGCATCCCTACACAAATCGCCTGCGCGTAGGTGATCGCGTCGGAAATCTTGTAGGTCGATGCCATTGGTTTAGCTCAGTCCCATTCCGGAAATCAATTCCCGTGGCGGTGGATACGGTGTCGCTTCCTTCTGGCAGCGCACGCAAATCGGATGGATCAATCCATCGGAATGCACCTGGCCGTACCAGGTCGAGGTCTTGTCCTGCTTTTCATGCGGGCAGTTCTTCTGCCCCCGCGCGCGGTTCTCCTGTTCCAGCTTCGTGAGCGCAATCATCGAGTCCATCGCGTCCTTCTTGCGCTTGTCCTCGGCTGCTTTCGCCGCCATCGTCTCGTCGTCGGGTTTCTTCATTTCCCGTATCAACGCCATCAGCTGGTCCATGTTCAGGTTGATCCCCACCGATTGGTTCTCCGTCTCCATCCGGTGTTCGATCCCCGCTTCGGTCTTCGCCAGTCGCTCCCGAATCTCTCCCATCGTCGTACTCCTCGGTCACGAGTTCGAAATTCCCGGCCAGGAGTTGTTGCCATCGCTGGGAATCTCGACCCATTGAAATGTTGAAATAGCGTTCGATGTCGTGCGCCGACAGAACGCGGTTTTGCATGAGGCGCAGCAGCACCGTGCGCCAGCCGCGAATTTCCTTGGCCATGCCGAACTCGATGCGGTTGCCCCCTGGCGCTTCCGGATCGGGAACGGTGTGGGCCTCGGCCTCGATGACAGAAAACTCCGGCATCACGCCGGTCTCCATGCCGCAGAGAAATCGCAGGCCGTCGTATTTGTTCGCGCTTGTGGATCGATGCAGCACCAGGTAGATGCCGGTCTTTGTCGGATCGGCGTTGCTGCGCTCGAAGTAGAGAATCGACACGATCTTTTCCAGCTTCTGCTGGAGCGTCCATCCCGACATCGGGCGTCCTGCCCTCTGGCCGGGGCTGGTGACATCCATCCCCGCCAGGTCCGGCGCAATCGTGTCAGCGTCTCGTTTTGTTTGGGCGCGATCTTCCTGCTCGAAGTGGTGCCGCGTCTTGCGGACCAGATCCTCTTCGGCAATCGCAGCTTGATTGCTTTCGGTTTTTATGAGCACGACTACCCCACCATTTCGAGTTGGAAAATATCCAGGTACGCCTTGTTCAAAGCGTTGCCGACCGAGAATGTCCCGGAGACCACAAACCCGTACTGGTTCTCTGGCCGGTTGAACACCATCGGAGGCGTAGACAGGTTTCCAATCTGCAAATCCGAAATCGCCGCCGCCGTGAGGACCTGCGCGTTGCCGGACATGAAATTGGTGGCGAACCCGCTGATACGTCCCGTGGTGAAATCAATCGAGTAGTCCCCGTCGATGCGCCAGGTCCCATCCTGGGAAGTCAACGCACCGGCCACACCGGATTCGAGGTCCGTGTTCTGCGCCACCGTGATCGACGTGCCCCACAGCAACTGGGGCGTGAAGTTCATGGCACCGCTACCAAACACGCGACCTGCCGCGCGAATGCGGAACAGCGACATAATTTTGCCGGTCGGCCCAGCGAGCGATGTCAGCGGAAACGGAAGCACCAGCGCACTGCCATCATTTTTGCGGAACACCTTCTCGGCGACGGAAACCGCGCCGAGATTGAGTTCCTGCGAAGGCAGCTGCGCGGCGAGTCTGATAACAGACGCCTGCGCCATAGCGGCCTCCTAGACGATGGACGAATCCATCTGAATGGCTTTGTATCGGTACGTGGTCGTGTCGAGCAATTTCGCGACGAACACGAATCGATAGCTGACCGCGAATCCGATCTTGCCTTCCGGATCGGCGATCTGCGGCTTGCCGGGGATCACGTTGACCTGGAAGCTCTGCTTCTTCGGGTCGATGACTTTCGACGGAGCACGGCCACCGAGGGAAACCACACCCATCGCGCCTTCGCCGATGACGTAGGTGGAATATTTGGTGCCGGGAGCGGCAACGCCATCGTTCTTCACGTTGGTGGACTTCACCAATCGCACGCCTTCGACTTTTCCCACTTCACCCGTCATCGCGACCTCGGGCTGGGAATAGCGCATCACGTCGATGAACCCGCCAGCGGCGTTGTCGGAGAGGATGTCGTAGAGCACGTAGGGGTGGATGATCCCGAGGAAATCCTCGCCTTCCTTTGGACCCACATCCTGGCCGTTCAGGAGCGCCTTGGCTTTGCGCAGATCGGCGGATGTTCCGTTGGCCGCGATGGTGGCCTGGTTGATGAGAGCGCCGGGAGAATCGAGTTCGATGCGGCAGATGGTATCGACCGAGAGACCGGCGCGATATCCCAACTGCTTGGCGGAATTTTCCGCGATGGGATCGATGGCCGTTTCCTCCAAGAGCGAAGATCCCGTGAGGAAGTCGCTGTACTCGGAGACGGTCGCCGAAATGGTCGTGGTGTCCAGCGAGAGGCCGGTGCCCACGGTGCCTTCCGTTGTTGGCGCGGTGTTGGCGGCGAACAACGTGTAGCGATAGTACTGGACGGTTTTGCCGGAACGCAGCGGGATGATGTCGGGTTCGCCTGCCGACATGAAGTAGAACTTCTTCATCAGCTGGTCCAGCGCCTGTTTCTTGTAGTACACCGTGGCAAGGTGACGGATGGTCGCCGTGCCGGTGAGATTGCTTGCCGGGGTATAGGCCATATAGCTCTCCTGTTCGTTCGTGGAAACGATGAAAACGAAACTTGGGTTCAGAGAGCGCCGATGTGGTTATCGAGCGGAAAAGACCCCGTGTGGTTCCGGAGTGCAGGTTGATGACAAGCGCGGGTGCTTCTTGGTTGAAAGTACTCCGCGCTGCCAGTGATTAAAAACTCGGTCGCGCCGAGTCGTCAAGCGAACAATAGTTTCAGTGCCGAAGCGCGCCGATTTTCTGCGCGTGCGCTTTCAATTCCGCCAGCGTCATCTGCTCGAAGCTGACGACATCGGGCGTGTTGTTTCCACCGCCATTGCGCGGGGACGGCGGTGCGCCCCCGCCGCGACGTTGCGGGCCAGCAGGCTGTTGAGGCGGAGCAGGTGCCGCAGGCCGTGGAGCTACCGGGGGCGCATGATTGGTGCCTGGGGCACCGAAGTCGATTTCCTCGTATTGGTTTTCGTCCACCGCAGCACCGGGACCGGCAGGTGCCAGTACTCCGTTGCGCTTCATTTCGCCGTAGGCCCATTCCAGGTTCACGATGTTGGGAGCCAGACCGCGCGCCTGGAGCACGCCCATCAGTTTCTGGGAGTTCTCCGGCGAAATCGGAAAATCGGGATTGCGGTCGTGGAACGATGCGGCGAGCATCTGCTGGTCGAGTTTCTGCGCGACGTTATACGCATACGATGTCGCCTGCACTGGATCGAGACCGCCGTACATGAACTTGTCCTGGTAGAGCCGCGCCTTCATCGGATCTTCGCCCAGCAGGTTCAGGTATTTTTGCGGGTCCCATTCCTCGCCCGGTGTCATCGGTGGCGCTTGCACCATGCCCGGGGATGGGTTCGGACGCGCACCCGCAGGCCCGGCCTGCTGCAAGTTGCGAATCTGCGCTTCGCGGTCGCGGATCGCTTCATCGGCGGCGACCTTGCCCTTGTAGACCAGTTCGAGCAATTCGCGTTCGGTCTTGGCCGTGTAGGCGTGACCGCCCGGCAGTTTCAATCGCAGTAGTTTTTCGCCCTTTGCCTCGTAGGGTTCCGGCACCGCCGTGGGGCTACCTTCTGCGCCATCGTAGCCAGGCAGCATCGATTCGCCGCCACCATCGCCGGAGTCGGTGAACAGGTGTGTGGTGTCCTCCGCAGCAGGCGGCTCGTTGGGTGATACGGGCAGGTCCTTTTCGTCTTTCATCGCGGGATTCCTCTATTCGTTGTCGCCAAACTCCATTGGGAGTCCAGCGTTGATGCGTACTTCGGGATCAATTTCGTTGGCCAGTTGCTGGCCTGCGGCAATGCCGCGTTGCACTTCGTGCTGGATTTCTTCGAGCGTGTTTTCACGTTCCGACCAGATCAACTGCATGTTGGTTCGCGTCCGGTCATCGTCGCGAAAGCTGGCAGTGCGCATGTTCTGTAGCGCCAGGTTCGACCAGGATTCGAGAAAGTCCAACAGCCGGTGATAGCCGTCCGATTCCGCCAGCGCGCGATACGAGGCGGCTTTCTGGAGCGCGTCAATCTGGTCATGGCCGAGGCCACCATCGGACTCAATCACTGCCGCTGGTCTCCAGTTTTGTTTTCGCATCCAGCAATGCAATCTTCTCGTCGGAGCGCGCCTGGATGGCCACCTTGGTCAGATCCAGTTCGCCCTTGTTCTGCTGCATCGTGGCCATCTGCGCCATGCGCTCGCGCTGTTTCTGGAGTTCGGCGTTTTGCGGATTCTGGCGCGCGGCCTGGAGCGCCTGCTGTTCCTGCGGGGTCATGTCGCGAATCCAGGTGGCCTTTTTCTTGTAGCCGGTGGAATCCAGCAGCATCTGGAAAATTTCCTCGTAGTCGAGCGTCTTGCCCTGGTCGGCCAGCTGCGAATTCAATTGCGGGTTCATCGCGTACTGCATGATGTAGGGCAGCACCTGGAGCAGTCCTTGACGGGACGCCATGCGAGAACCGGCACGCATTTCAAATCGCACCTTCGCGCCGAATACTTCCATCGGGTCGATCATCTGGCCATCGACGGCCTCAATCATCTGGTTCGGGTCCAGGTGGTGCTGGTTGAGCATGTGCACGTCGGTCAGAATCGGCCCCAGCATGTTGTCTTCGACCTTCTCCACCTGGTACTGCGACCGACTGAATGTCGCCTGGCCTTGCAGGCCCGCGCCGGTCGCGGATCGCGCCACCGGATTTTGCGCGCCCGACACGAGATCGTTTTGCCCGGTGATTTTCTGCACGCGCACGTCGGACGCTGCGGTTTCCATGAACGCCTGTTGGGTCACGTTCTGCGTGTACTCCCGGCGCATGTCGTTTTTCGGATCGGTGGAATACGTCACACCCCCAGGCCGCACTCGCAGCTTGTAGACAGGTTCGGTATTGGACCTGGCCACCACGGTCTGGGGGTGGATGTTGAGCGCCAGTTCATCGATACGCCCATTCAATACGCCTTCCTGCAATCGCTGTTCGCCTTCGACCACATCGGTGATCGCGAGACCGTAGAAACGGTCCAGCAGATCCGTGTAGCAGAAGTTGTATTGCAGTTTCCGCCCGTAGGGGTTGGGCCGGTTGTAGAACACCATCGAGCGGTTGGCCACCCACACAATTCGCCGGTCTGTCTTGTAGATCAACACCTCCACCCGCGTGCCACCGGGATCGGCGGTTTGATCCACCTGCGGTTGCCAATTCGCCATGCGCGCGGACTCCTGCCAGGACTTGGTGTTGTCGCCCTGCGTGGATGGCTTCACCTGCGCCATCTCGGTCAACGTCGCATCGTCGGGAATCGTGAAATCCTCCAGCGCCCGCAGGGATTTCAAATAGTCCAGATCCAGGAACAGGCGCTTGACGGTGTAGCGCGCGTCGGAGGGGTCCGATGTCGGACAGTTCGGATCGATGTAGAAATCCTTCAGCGAGACGGTCTCGACGTTGGGCCGGTTGACATACTCCTCCTCCATCACTTCCACCACGACGCGGTCGAAGCCACCCGATGGCACCGAGAACGTCTGGCCGGTAATGGGATGCTGGATCGGGCGGCGCTGGGGCTGGAAGCGTGGCACGAACTTTTTCACCATTTGCGATTGATAGAGCCAGGACGATTCCAGAATTCCGTTGCCGTAGGTGAGACCGCTGCGCAGCGCCAGTTCCACCACGCGCTTGATCCGGGTCTCGGCCATCTGCGCCAGAATCGTGTCGCGGCTCACCCGCGCGGCCTTCGGCGTGGTCTTGCCAATCGGCGATGCTTCAAACCACGGGTTATCGCCAAACAATGCCTGGACCACACGCGGCACCATCGATTCGATTTGTTCGTAGGCGGTGAATACCGGGATCGATGCGCGCGGGATCTTCGTGCCTTCCCAAAACTTTTGCGCGACGTATCCCAGGTAGAGCGCGTCGGCGTTCTGCCAGCGCCAGTCGTGGTTTTGCGAGCGATAGTTTTCCGCGCGCGAGAAATCGTCGCACACAATTTTCAACGCGAAGCTATCGGACCACTCCTGTTCGGTGGTGGTGATCTTTGCGGCTTCCGCTTCGGTGAGCGGGGCGTAGGCGTCGAGCGCGGCGGTTCCGTAGCTGGCCATTACAATCCCGTCCTCGCGTGGTAGTAGCTGTCTTCGGTCTCGGTGGGTTGCCCACCGAAAATGGCTTGCTTGGACATCGGATCAAATCCGAGAAATTTCGCGCGGCCCAGTTCTTCAAACCACGGACGGCCCGAATCTTCGCTCTGGCGCGGGTATAGGTCCGGCTCGATGCCCACGCCATCGGCGTGCTGCAACTGGTCGGCAAGAGTGTCGAGGATGTCCTTGTACTTGTACTTGTTGAAACGGGTGATCTCCATGATGAGATGCCCATCGCAGGCAAGGTCGTCCACGATGCGAATCCGTTTCGCCGCGAACCACGATTGCAATCCCGAAATCCGGTTGTCTTTCGATATCGCGTTGTCGCGGGGAATGTTCAACACGTTCAGGTACGTGTTTCGCTTGGCCATCTCCTGCCGCAGAAACGGTTCGATGACCTGCGCATGGTGGTTCTTCTCCATCTTGAAATCCCTGGGCCGGTACTTCTTGTGGATGTCGAAGAAATGCCAGATGACCTGGAACGGGGTGAAGTGTCCGTGCCGGATATCGATCACATGGATGTAGCCGGAAGGAAGGAAACCGCAGGTGGTCAGCGCGCAAAACGCGCCGTCGGATTTCTCCTCCATTCCGGCCAAATCCACGGTGGTGTGAATCCGGTATTGCGGCATCAGTTCGGCGACCCTCGCGCGGGGTATCCACATGATCTCTTCGCGCGTGGCCAGTCCCCCGGATGGTGCAATACAGCGCATGTTGTACTGGGCCTCGAAGATGTAGAGGCCGACCAGGTGCTTGATTCGCTCCAACGATGCCCAGTCGTATCGATGTGGCCACAAAGTCTTGCCCGTCTCGGCGTGGATCTGCGCGCCGCGCTCGACCACACGCCAACTGCGCTGCGCTTCGGGCAGGTTCGATTCGGTATCGCGGATGTGACCGTAGAGATCGGAAAAGTCGTAGGGTGTGCCCTCGACATCGCGCCAGCCTTGCTTGCCTGCAACGCGCGCCAACAGCGGATCGGTGTATTTGAAGTGGTCCACCACCTCGCGGATACCTGCGGCAGTCTTGACGTTCTCCTTGTCCACAAGGTCGGAATGTTTGTGTACGTCCTGGTGGGTTCCGGCAATCATTTTGCCCACCGACACCGCCATCACGGTGGGTTCGGTGATTTGCCGGGTGCGGTTGGGAACGATGAACGATTGCAGACTCCCGAAGTCCTTCGCGTTTTTCGCAGGCGGGCAAAACTCCGGATACCAGAATCGAAAATTCGAGTTGTATCGGAAGTGGCCCAGGATCGCGGTCATAATGCGGTCGCCGTGGTCGCCGGAGGAGAATGAAAGCAGGATGCGCACGTCGGGATAGTTCAAAATCCACTGCAACGTGTGACCGATGGTGCAGATGCTGGTTTTGAGATGATCGCGAGGAAATAGGGCGAGGAAATTGCGGTTCCCGTCCGGCTCCAGTTGGTCGTACATCGCCACGCGCTCGATGGAGGAAACCACCGTCATCGCTTCGCAGTCGGCGATTTCTTTTCGACCGGCGAACTTGTGCAGGCCGTCGAGCAACGGCTGATGGTTTTCCCCGGCAGAGATATTACCCAGGTCTTCCCAGCCGGGGTCCGCTCCACGGATGTCGCGATAGCCCAACACTTCACGGCAGAGCCAGAGCAGATCCTTGCGCCCGCGCTCGCGGTCGGCCAGATACGACGCCATGTATTTTTTGCGTGCCGGAAGCGATAGCGATTGCGGCATCTCCCGGCTCATGGCGTCGGTTCCTTCCCCGGCTCCGGGTCGTCCACGGTTGGAGGCTCGGCCTCTGGCTCGTCCTCAAAAGGAACTTCCGCTGGAGCCGGGTCGGGAACTTCGTTGCCCTCGATTTCGATGGCGTCGGCGGTATCGAGCGATACATAGCGGTCTCGCTGGGATTCCGGGATGGAATTCAAGAGGGTCGCGATGTGGACCTGGCCCTCGTTTTCGAATTCGCCCAGGCCCTTCATGGTCTGGACCGCGATGCCACCGGCTTTGTAGGGGTCCTTGTCGTGAACCAACGCAGCGCGGATCGCCTGGACGGATTTTTCCTTCAAGTCCGCGCGCCAGTCGTAGTTCAACCCTGCGGCGGATGCCGCTTTTCGCGCCTGGAAGATGACACCACGCACGGTGGCCGGGGATCGCTTGACCTGCTCGCCGATTTCATCGTAGGACAGGCCCTGTCCACACAACATGCAGATGGTCATCCGCTCGGCATCGGTCATCACCCGATGGGAAACCCCGGTTTTGCCCATCCCACGGCGCACGTAGTTCAAAACCTTCTGTTCCTGAAGGCGGGCGGCATGGGGACTCAGGGTTTTGTCGGAATTTGCGTCCGAAAACGGCAAATCGGTGTATTCCTCGGCCATCGTGCCTCGAAGATACACCCGGAAATATGGTTTTTGGAATTAAATCTATGAAAAATGGAAGATTTGGACTAGGGGCGGTCGGCAGGCGGGGGCTTCACGAAGGTTTCCAACATCAAACAGTGCATTTGCCACAGGCGAAAGTTGAGAATGAACATCGGCCAGCACCGGCCTGCGGACCAGACCCCGACCAATGAGGCCAGCGCCATGAAAACGGCAAGGAAGCGGTAGTGATGCGCGAGATCATGGGCCATCCAGTAGGCATCCCACGCCGCAATCAGCAGATTTCCACCCATAATCAGGACACCGCGAATCGCCCAGCGGCGATTGAACTTCAATACCGCCATCACGGCTTCGCGTGCTTCGGTTTCGGTGGCCTCGCGCATCGGAATTTCACTCATCACGCCTCCGCATATAGAGAACCCGGCAGTGTCGGCAGATCGCGGCGTGGACCGGCCCGTGGTCGCGGCTGGGAATCTCAAAGCGAACCGGCTCCTCGATGACGCCACCCATCGCAATCGGGCGAATCAGCGGTTCGTGGAACCCTGACGCACAGCGCAGCAGGCGGCTCATGCGAATGATCTGCGATGCGTTGTCCGCCCCGCAGTTGCAGGGCTTCGTGGATGGTTCCAGGTCGGGACCAACGCCAACGGCATCGCAGTCGGCGTCATGCTCAATCATCATCGTCCTTCGGTTTGATGCGCACTGGCTTGCCTTCGACCAGGTGGAACGTGCGATAGTTCGGGTCGCGGAATTCCACGATGCCGGTTTCCGTGTTCAGGCCGACCTGCCAGGCGGCGTCGCCAAACAGTCCGTTGTTCTTGCGCTGATAGTCGGTGCATTCGGCGACGTGGGCTTTCAGAAACACATTGTCCTTGCGGCAGACGAATCGCTGGTTTCCGTTTTCAAACAATCGCGCGGAAAAATACTGACACGTCGAACAGATCCCGCGATTGCGATCAATCGACTGCGCCATCGTGACTTTCATTGCCCCTCCGTCAGTCCTTGTTGCATTTCAATTCTATGGCGTCCGGATCGCGGCGCACGTAAACGCCATAGGCGGTCATGCGTCCGCAAAAGCAACACCTCTCCGCCTTGGGATCGCGCACCTTGACGGGTTCGCGTCCCGGCTTGGTGTCGTACCAACACCTGTTGCACATGGCATGTGTCCAGCCGTGCGGTGATGTTGCCATCACAGCGGCCCGATCCGGTCGATCTTGTAGGCGTCCACCTGCGGGGAGGCGCGGAGCATCTTCTTGTACCGCTCGTTCCACGGGCCGTAGTGGCCGGTTGCGCGGTTGAACGCGAACGCCTCGCGGTAGCGATACCGGGTGTGCTCGACCACCTGCAATTCGCGGTAGTACTCATCGCGAGGCGCGGAAAAGTTTTCGCGTTTGCCATTGAGGATGCCGACAAACAACGCGGTGTTGTTGAAATCGTATTCCACCCATGCGTGCGCGGACGGCTTGCCGGTAATCATCGTCACACCGTGGACCAGGTACAGGTCATCGCGCAGTGACGCCTTCACGTCGTCGGGGGATTCCTGGTTCTCCTTCAGTATCGCCATCATCAGATCCAGCGCGTCGTCGAAACACGTATGCGTCGGGTAGATGTTGTGATCCATACGAAGCAGCCTAGCACTACTCCTCGAATGGATGCAATTCCCGCCAGTGCCACCATCGGTCGATCAAAAATACGCGCGCTGCGAACGACAGTTTCTGAAAGCACGGATCGCGGACGGTGAGGTTCGCGAATCCGTCAGCGTCATTCCAGGCTTCCCACAATCCGCCGAAGTGAAACCCGCGATCACAGGAGAATACGCGCTGGATTTCATTGCATGGGATGCACTGGCGAAACCGCACCCACTCGCCATCCCATTTGCCAACGGCCTTGAAGTACCGGGCTTTCGCCGGAATCGTTCCACCGCACTCGCAGCACGTCCGTGGCTTTCTGGCGTAGATAAACTCCTCGCTGTAGTACGAGGGCATGTCGGCGTCATCAACGCCAATGCAAACGCTCTCGCATTTCACTGTGATATCCTCCGCGCATGATTACCCTCATCCTCTGGATCGCTCTTGTGGGATTGGTGGCCTACCTGGTCGTGACCTACATCCCAATGCCAAAGCCATTCGCCAACGCCATCATCGTGATCGCCTTGCTGTGCGTCCTGTTCTACGTATTGCAGCGCCTTGGCGTGGTCGATATGCCGGTGCCGCGACTGCACTGACTACGGATTCCGAATCGGATACCCCCAGAAATCCTTCGGTGGAAATATCGGCTCCAGTAGCGTGCCGTTCAGCCAATTGAGCACCACCTTGCCGGTGCGCCCGTTGCCATCGACAAAGGGGTGGATCTCCAGCAGCTGCCGGTAGAACTCCATCGGCGTCATCCCGTGATTGCGATGCAATTCGACCAGGCCGAACAGCAGGGCGCGGACATTCTCTGCTGGTGGACAGATGCGGTTGCCGACGCGCACGCCGACCGTGCGCAGGCCCGTCTGGTTTTTCTGCGGTTCGATGCGCTGGCCAATCCGGATGATCTGGTTCACCGTCAACGGGGCCTGCATTCGCATCGCGTAGCGCCAGGCATTGAGCATCCAGCACACGCGCTCGATACCGTCGAGGGTTTCCACATCGTGACCCTGCCGCCAGACTTCCTCGCGCACGTAGTCGATGACATCCCAATGGTGCAACGGCTCCTCGCGCAGATACTCATCGATGGCCTCCTTGGAAGTCCGCACCAGATCCAGAATTCGTTCGTTGTCAGCCTTGTCCATTGTTCACCCCGCATCATAGCCGCGCACGTACACGTCACAGTCGGTGCACCACACTTCACCGTCGTGCCACATCAGGTCGTAGTTTCGGACTTCGAAATTACTGCCGCCGCACTTGGGACACTTCTTGTAGGTGTTGATGACGTGACCGATTCCCCATTCGAGCGGTCTGTCTTCATGCGTCATGCTCGGCCTCCTTCGCGGCGGCTTTGTACAACGCGATGGCCGTGTCGCGGATTTGCTCGGCTTCCCAGTCGGTCCACTCCTCACCGCACGATTGGCAATGCCGAACCGGGACACGCACCTCAATGACAGGCGCATCCGGCCCAGGCCCGTATTGAAACGGATCATCTTTCCAGACGGTCCAGACCGGGCCAGCCCCGCACAAGGCGCAGCCTTCGGGTTCGGTCATCGTTTCATGGCTCATCGGATATGTTTCTCCACGGGAATGCCCAGCGCCTCGGCCTGATGGATGCAGTCGGCGGTTCCACGGGAATTGTTTCGCCAGAACGCGATCACCAGGCGCGGTCGCATGTCGAGCATCCATCCGTTGCGAATCACGCCTGCGGAGTTTCCGTAGTATTCCCAGTTTGCATCGACGCGAATGTGGTTTCGGTTGTGCAGCGAACACCAGAACCGACAGACCGCATCCGCGCCCCGCGCACCGCCTTCGATGAATACCGTATCGGGCGGTTCGGCTTCGAGCCGTTTTTCAATTGCCGCCGCGTCGGTCCAGTCGCGACTGCCGGTGATGACGATGCAATTCATTTCGGTAGCGTCCTCCGAGTTTCCAGTTCGCGATTGATGCGCCGGATTTGGGCGCGGATGTTTTTGTCTCGCCGCTCCATTTCCGACATTTCCTGGTCGAGCGCATCCAGCCGCACGATGAGGGATTTCTTCAGTTCGTTCAATGCCGGGATGGATGCGGCCTTGAGCGCGGTGGGTGTCATCGCGGCTCTCCCTTGGAATTCATCACCGGCACATGCGGCAACAGTCGCTTCACGTCGGCCAACTGCAACAGCCGGTTGGTGGCTTCCTCCGGGATATCGACATCATCGGGCGCGCGGAACGCCGCGACCTGGCCGTGGAAATCTTTTGGCGCGATATCGAGCGCCTGGATGGCTCGTGCCGCATCGAGCACATTTCTGGCGCGGATGATAACCACACCGGCAGAGCCGTGATCCTCATTGGCAAAGCTGACCCAGAGGTAGGGAATCTTTTTGCGCTTGGGTTTCATTTTCGGAAATTCTATTCCGATACGTGGCGGGCTGGTAGGAAAAAATCACGCGATGGTTTTCTTCTGTTCTTCGGTCCACTTCCAGAATCGCGGATGACCGACATGCCAGCCAATGCAGTACCGGCATGGATACGCTTCGAAGGGTTCCCGCTTCTTGGCGGTCATCTCCCTGGCCGCTTTCCTGGCAGAGGTTTCGCGATAGCGGATCTTCCCGTGGCAGGAAGAGTCGCCATCGATTCGTTCCATCGACCGATACATAGAAAGCCCCCGGATGGATTTGAACCACCATCTTTCTGGTTACGAACCGGACGCTCTGCTGTTGAGCTACAGGGGCAAACTCTTCTGCATGGATTCCCGGACCAATCGCTGGAACGGTGTCTCGGGACGGCTGTCCAGCAACGCGATCAGTTGCGCCCGATGGGGCTTGTGCCGCAGGAACTGAATCCACCGCACGGGAACGATGTAGTTCCCTTTCGGGGTGTCGAGCGCGACACAGTGCTTGTCGGCATACACGCCGATATCCTGCGCGTCCAGTTCGGCAAGCACCCACTCCAAGTGAAGTCCGGTATCCTCCGAATCCATCAGGGCAACGCTTCGATTGCCGCCATCAGCAACTGCGCCTGCTCCAGAGCCTGGGAAAAACTGAATCGACCACTGGCCATGATGAAGGCGGCGACCTGGAGCAGTTCCTTTTTCTGTGCAGCAGTCAGTGTGGGTGTGGGCATGGGTTCCTCCTATGGATTTCTCCGTTCGATTTCGGCAAGCAACTGGACGGCACGCTCCACGGCTACCACGCATTCGCAATCCACCCTCAGGATCGCCGCAGCCTGGAGCAGCTGGTAGTTGCGCTCCCGCTTCAACGCCAGGGCAGACTCCTCGGCCAGCCGCATCGCAGCAGCGGCAGTGTCGGGTATGAACGATCCAATCGCACCCGGTGGCGTTCGCTGGATCGCGGCCAGCAGGTCATTGGCAGTGACCGACGCGGCCTGCAACGACGCCTCACCGCATCGCGGTGGGTGCAACGCATCCTTGCGATGAGCGTCTGCGCACTGCGTCAGATCGGGAAAGAACTCGACCTTCCCTAGCTTTGGTTCATCGGGCATGGTCTCCTCCAATAGTTTCGAAGCGGACTCGTAGTCATCCGGCACTGGCATACCTCCTCCAGATCGTAAACCGATACATCGGTTTCCTCTCTGGAGGAAGCCGGTGCCAGGTTCTGAAAATTTTTGTCATCAGGGTTGGGGGTAGCGCAGGATTTCGGCCCCCCGGCCCGGTGAACCGGCCCGGCCTTCGCGTTGGGTCCTATCAAATTCGGTCGGTTCCGGCCCATCCGGTCTCGCCGTCTGTCCCAATAGAATCAGCGACATACGGTGTCGCATAATATTTGTTATGTGGATATCGCCAGGTTTCGTGTGCAGGTGTCTGTATAGGACCGGGTGGCGGGTTTCGGTTTCGGTGCCGGTGCACCATCGGTGCTCGGGAGTACCCTTTCCCGTCCTTTCCCGCCACCCTGCCACCTGTCCACCCGATACAGGCGCATTCGTTCCACCCGGCTCCGAGGCCGGGTGTTGTTTGTCCCGGACATCGTATGGGGAACTCCACCCGGTACGGGTGTCGGTTTCGGTTTCGTCCGAGGGTAGCACACCAACAAAGCGGTGGAAAGAATTCGAAGAAAAATCGCCAGGGGCATTGACATAACCCAACGGCTAGCCTATATTCATATATACAAGGCGGGTTTGTATATGAAAGGACACACGAATATGTTTCTGGCTTTGCCCATCGGTCGCTACCACGTCACGTTTAATCACCGCGATATCGTTCGCGATTGTGGCCGGTTTGTTGTCGAAATCTGGATTTTGAACGATGCGAACCCGAACCCGCGATTTCTGGCGGGTTCCTATTACGATTCCACGTTTCTCGACCTGCACGCGGGTTCCGGCTTGCAAATGATGGGCGGAATATTGAACGCCTCGGAAGTAGCTGGAATTCAGGACGCCATCCGGACACACGCCGCCGAAACCCGATAGCCCAATGAAAGGACACACGAACATGAAAACCCCATCATTGCACGCGCGATTGTTTGAACTGCTCGACATCATGACCGGAGAATTCGACATCGCTTGGGCGGACGCCTCGGAACCCCGCATGGAAGTGTTGGCGCATATCGCCCAGCATGTTTTGGAAACGATCCAATAGCACGAAAGGACTAGACGAACATGGAACTGTACTTTGACTACACACGACAAGCTTGGGTCCGCGATGGGAAATACGTTTCCTGTGAACATCCGAGCGAAATGAATTGCGGATGTTTTGGCCGGACACACGCCGGAGAGGACGCGCAAGGTCTCACCTATGCGCAATTCGAAAAAGCCTACGAAACCTTGCTTCGAAAACTCATTTCCGCCGATTGGAATTCCATCGACCGAAGAAACTACATCCGCGAAGTAGCGGACCTTGTGGACACCTATCCGGCATTCGAAGCGCGCTATGACGCCGAAATCGAAACCCGATAACACGACACACGACACACGAAAGGAAACACCAATGATTGAATTGAACGACCGAAAAATCTACCTGTCCAAAGCGGAAGAAAAAAAGCTATTCGCGAAACTCCTGGCGAAACTGCCATCGGGTTACGTTCGCGACATTCTCACCTATTGCGCGCCAAACATTGAAAACGCCATCGATAGCGATTTCGGTTTCATTCCGCTAGCGGATTTCATGGCGGAATCCGAACGCCAGCGCGCGGAACTATCCAAAGCGCGCGCCGATGTGGACAAAAAACGCGCGGAACTCAAAACCCTGGAAAACGCGATTTTTGACCGCCAGCGATACCTTGCGGAACTGGAAGATGCCTACCACGCAACAAAGCGCGCCGCGCGCCTCTTGACCGCCCTGGCGGGCGAATAGCCGATAGCCGCAAGGCGTAACCGCGTGTCACAGCGCGGTATCGGATTCCGGCAAAGCCGGACACACGACACAACACACGAAAGGACACAACACAATGGAAACCAAAATCGAAAACACAAAATGGGCGGAATTGCTCGCCGATGCCGTCCGCACGCCTGGGAAAATGCTCGCCGCCTACTCCGCGTTCTGGAATTACAGTTCGGGAAACCAATTGCTCGCCATGCTTCAATTGTCCGAGCGCGGAATTCCGCTTGGGCCGATAGCGTCTTTCATGGCATGGAAAGACAAAGGACGCTTTGTCAAAAAGGGTTCGAAAGCGATTGAACTCTGTATGCCGGTCACACGCAAAGCGGAAACCACGAACGCCGCTGGCGACAAGGAAACCCGCCGTTTCGTCCGTTTCATCTATCGAAAAAATTGGTTCGCGCTCGGACAAACCGATGGCGCGGAGTATGTTCCGCCAGCGGTTCCGGCCTGGGATCGTACAACGGCCCTGGCGGCGCTTGACGTGACCGAAACCGAATTCCAGATACTCAACGGCAACGTACAGGGTTACGCCCGCGCTCGGGAAATCGCGATAAACCCGCTGGCGGAATTGCCCGCGAAAACAACCTTTCACGAACTCGGGCACATACTCCTGGGACACACGACCGAAACCGCTTTCAACGATACCGAAGCAACCCCGCGCAATTTGAAAGAAATCGAAGCGGAATCGGTGGCGCTACTTTGCCTGGAATCGCTCGGGTTGCCTGGGGCGGAATTTTGTCGCGGGTATATCCAGAACTGGGGCGGCGAAATACCCGAGCGTTCGGCACAAAAGATTTTCCACGCCGCCGACACTATCTTGAAAGCCGGTCGTGTGACCGAGGACCGAGACGGCACCGAGGACCGGCCCGATTACGATTAGTTCCCTGGGGCGGGTTCCCTGGCAACGAACCCGCCCATTGACATAACCCAACGGCTAGCCTATATTTCAAGGTGGCCGCACACGACACACGAAAGGACACAACGATAATGTTCGAGACGAAAGAATTCTACCGCGCCCAAGTTTCCGCCGACCTGGCGAACCTGCAAAAAGCCCACGCGCGCATCGCCGCGCTGCGGGTGGAAATTGCCAACCTGGAAATCGATATCGCAATCTGGAATGACGCCATCGAAACCAACGAACTCGCCGTCATCGAAGGACGCTATCAACACTAGCAACCCTGGGGCGGGCACACGCCGCCCCAACAAACCAACAACACGACACACGAAAGGACAGCACAGCAATGAGCACAACAATTGACGAAATCGAAATCGAAACCGCCCTGGCAATTCCGCCCGCGAAACCCGCGACCGATCATAACGGCAACCCCGTCCGATACACCGGCCCTGGATACACCTGGGAACCTGGACGGAAAACGTCGTCGGGTTCGTTCCTTCGAATCCAGCGCGATGGGACCGTCACCTATTCGAATCCGAACTGCCTGAAATATGCCGCACCGGGTTCGAAACCTTTCAAAATGCCCGCGCTGAAACCGCGAATCGAAACCCCTGGGGCCACTGGATTCTCGAAGGCGTTCGAACGTATCAAAGACAGTATCCAGAAACGGATGCTGAAAAACGCGCGCGCAAATTTTGGCCGGTACAATGGAACCCCGTGCCTGGACGGGTGGGAAATTGTTTCGACCGATGGGAAAACCGCCCTGTTGAAACCTGGCGCTGGCGTGGGCACACGAACCCCGATCCTGGATATATGGGCCGGTGCCGCGCGCAAGGTGGGGTTACTCGACAATCCCGAGTTTCACCTGGCGTTGAAGCGCGCCGCGCTCATGGTGGACGAACGCGCGCCTCGGGTTCGTCTCATCGGCAACCCTGGCGAATTGCGGATAACGTCCGAGCATGGCGAACCCGTCCGGCAAACCGCTGGCAATGATGCCGGTGATTTCGAAGAAACCTTGCCGGTCACAAGCTGGGAACCCTGGCACGTTGCAATCAATCCCGAGTTCCTGGAGCCGATGTGCGGCGCTTGGCCCCTGACCGTGTGGTATGCCGGTGACACCAACGCCATCGTGTTCGAAGCGGACGATCTTTCCTTTCGGTACGTTGTAATGCCGCTGGGCGACAAGTGGGACGGGGTGGACCTGTCCCGTACCTGGGACGGGGTAACCCCTGGGCGCGCGGACGCCGCACTGGAACCCGAGGCCGAACCCGAGCCGGTGCCGCTGAACCTTGCGGACTTTTTCCCCGAGCCGGAACCCGAGGCGGTTGAATCGGACTTGTGCCCGATTTGTGGCGACACGGTAACCCTAAAAGAAACCCGCACCAAAGACGGGCGCTTGATCGGTTCGTGCGGCGATGCTTTCACGTCCGCGCAATGGAATAGCGGGCGGGACGCAATAGTTTCCAAGGAACCGGCCACCATCGCGGCCACCGAACCCGAGCCGGTGCCGGTGCCGCCACCGGCAAAGCCGGAACCCCTGGGGCCGTCCGGCCCTGGGGTGCCGGAACCGCGCTGCACGCGGATGCTCATCGGCGAAACGGTATCGGAAACCCAAGCGCGGGATGTCGTTCGCGCCATGCTCGAACATATTCGCGGCCTGGCCGGTGCCATCGTCCGAGGCGAAGCCCTGACCGAAATGGGCGGCTATATGGTCGTGATGATGCTGGAATTCGAGACCGCTGCGGACGCGCTGCGGTACCATGCCGGTCGCCATTATCGGCAGTTCGTGGAAAAAACCCGCCATCTGCTCCTGGGGGATTATGTCGTGAAACTTTTCCGGAAGCATACAGACGGCACCGAAGGCGGTGCCCTGTGAGCGCGTTCATCGTCCCGAAGGCCCATATTGACGCCCTGGTTTTCGTCGCCCAGCACGGCCCCAAGAATGACGCCTCCCGCATGGGGTGGTATCCCATCCGCTTCGATGGCGATATCGGCGCGGCCATGATTGCCGAAAACGTCACAAGCGTCCGAACGCGGTACGGGTCCCGAGCCGGAGAGGTTCCCGAAAAGCCCTATGTCCTGGAACCCGTCCGCCACCTGTCCACGGTCGAAGCCCTGAAAGCGATCAACTGCTACGTGTATCAAAGCTGCGAGCATGAGGGGTGGAAGGCCAGCCCTGTCCGCGATTGGTGCGAAAACCTGGCCGGAAGCCTGGCGGGTTGCCTGCCTGGGTATGATGACGCCGCCTGGGCGATTGGAGAATAAATCTGCAACGGCCCTGGCAACGGGGCCATTTCCCAACACACGAAAGGACAACACGATGAACAACAAAGAACGGGCGGATTGGGTCAACAACGATGAGGGTTTATATCGGTGGAAGCGCGGAAGCCGCCAGCCGATGGCCGAGTTCATCCGCGACAACCGCACCGAAATCGACGCCTACATTGCCCACGAACAACACCGGCACAATGGCCGAGGCGGAAGCAATTGCGCCCCTGGGTGCCCCTACTACGCCGCAACACACGGAAGGATAACACGATGATTAAAACAACCGCGCGACAAACCGGACGATTCGCCCGCCTGCGGGGCGGGTTGCCGGTGCCGACCTGGAACGGGGTGGTTCGCGTCCTGGGCGATGACCGCGAACTCTACTCGATAACCTTGCCGGTGGACCGGATGAATCGCACCGATGCCGTTTTCGACGCCGAAGAAAAAGCCCGCGACCTTCGATTGAACGCCTTCTGCGAGCATCCTGGGGACGCTCAACAGCCGATGCAGTCTTTCAACGGATACCTGGAATACTGTACCGTCTGCGGTGCCGTCACGACAAACAGCGCGCCGGTCGTGCGGCCATGAGCGCGCCCGCCTGTCCGCAATGTCAAAGCACCGATACCGTATTCCATGACGGCGCGCTCGGCTATGAGGCCGTGCGCTGTAACGCCTGCAACGTCGAAACGGACCTGAACAATCCGGCCAGCTTTTGCGAACGAACCGGCCGAACACACGAAAGGAATACAGTGAAAAACCCGAAATGTCCCACCCACGGCACAATCCTGCAATGCCCCGCCTGCATTGCCTCGGTCACATCGGAAGCGAAAGCCGCCGCCTCCCGCGAAAACGGGAAGCGCGGTGGCCGACCGCGAAAGGAAAACCCCGTCCGGAAGTATCGGGGGAACCAATGAACTGGACCGTGGCCGTCGTCGTGATACTCCTGGGCCTGCTGTACCAACTGGACCGGATTCGAAACGACCGACACAAGTAGCGCCGTGTTGTGATAGCCTCCCGCCGTGGATGGCTGCACTGGGGGGAAGGCCGGGAACTCCGAAAGGGTCCCGGCCTTTTCTCGTGTCAGACGCACACAATCTCCAGAGCGAACAGCGCGCGGAGTAGCCTTTTTTTCATTCCGAATTCCCGGTCCACCCTGGGCAACATCCGCCCTGTCTTTTTCGACCTGCGAAAACCTTTCGCGTCCCAACAAAGCAACATCCCAGCCGGGCCGAACAACCCCTTCGAATCCACGAAAACAAAATCCGGCTTCATGGTGCCCACAATCACGCCGTTGACGATGAACGTGAACTTCGGGTGGCACTGTAACTGCGTGATGGCCCCGCTGCGGGCCAGCGGTCGGAGTTGGTCCCGGTACACGTCTCCCTCATGGCCGGAATCGAACACGATCCCGTCGATGGTGACTTTTTTGGAATTCGCCTTCACTCGATATCGGGAGCCGGTGCCGCGCCTGGCGGATAGAAATACACCCGACCGCCGTGGGCGTCCATCTCGGCAACAACCACGGCCTCGGACCATGAGTTCAACATCGGATGGTCGCGAACCAATAGCTCCACGTCCTCGGGCATCGGTTCGAGCATCGCGATCAACGCAGCTTTGGTCACTTGGTTTCCTCCATCGCCTTGGTGCGGTCGTCGGTGGAAAACGCGACGTTGTTGGCACCCATCCGGACGCTGTTGGAATACGCAGTGCTGGACCGAAACGCATTGCGCGTGCCGATCGTGTTCGAGGCGTATGTCATCGCCGCTTGCCTCGGGATACCGAACCCCTGGGCGGTGAGTACCGCGTCCTGATTCGCACCGAGGAAAATGAACTGCCAGTTGTACTGCTCGCGTTGGTGTTGCACCATCTGGCGAATCTGCGCCTGGCTATATTCCCGGCTCGCGTTTTCCTGGCCATCGGTCAACACCATCACGATCACATGCTCGGGCCGCTCGGACTCCGGAAGCCGGGCAAGATTGATCCCCAGAGACGTGATTGTTTCGCCTATAGCGTCGAACAGGGCCGTGTTGCCGCGAGGGACGTAGTTTTCCACCCCCAGCTTCGGAACGTGGTACAGAGGCCGGTCCCAGACGGTTTCTATCTCGTGGTCGAACTGGATCAATCGGACGTGGCACTCGCCGAGAACGTCCTTCTGGCCGTGGATGAATTCGTTGAACCCGTCGATGGTGGCCTGGCGAACACATTCCATCGATCCGGATCGGTCGAGCACGATGGTGATACGGGCACTATTTTTTTTCAAAGTATCCTCCTGGTTGTGGGTTTGTGGATTCAAGAAACGCTTTCACGAATTCCGCCGCGACCTGCGGGACGATGGCGTTGCCGTAGGCGCGCAGTTTGCCCACGCGCTGGGAAACCCCATCAGCCAGCGGGAGAGTTCCGGGTTCAATGCGCCGCGCTTTCCCGTCTGTGCAATAGGCGAGTTCGTATCGGTCCCAGAAACCATTGCCGCCTGGCGCGGTAATTGATCCTGCCGGGTCCGGGCCGAGCCGTCCGGATTCACGGCGGTCGTTGCCATCCCTGGTGTGTCTTTCCAATCCCTGGTCGAAGGACTCACCCAACCGGCGAGCGTAAAGTCCGTCGGGCCGCTCCTGGTATTCGACTCCGTCCTGGGTGGGTCCAAGGCACGGACAGTCGGCATAATCGATTCCGCACCTGGGGCAGTTGCCGTCCTCGTCGCAGTCGGAAGAGAAGACAACCCGCTCCCATCCGCCCGGATCGATGGAAGCCACGAAGTAGAGCCGTTGTCGGATGTGGGGCGCGCCGATGCTGTGTGCGCCCAATACAACCGCCCCGATGGTGTAGCCTTCTGCTTCCAAGTCTGCCGATATTCCATCGAGCCAACCGAAGCCAATCGCGTTGCCAACCTGTTCGCCAAAAATTGTGTCCGGTCGTTGGACGCGGATCTGCTCGAACCAGACAGGCCAGAGGTTTCGCTCATCGGCGGTTCCCCGTTGTCGTCCGATGGCGCTGAAAGGCTGGCAGGGGCAGGAGCCGGTCCAAACAGGCCGAGTTGCTGGCCACCCGGCGAG